CCAGGCTTATCGATGATCAGCCAAAACTAACCTATGCATTTGGACTTCTGGCTCAGCTTAGAGCCATGGGCCGAACGTAGGCCACTGCTTGACAGTACCGGTGTGCTTCCGCCATCCGTTAAGGATAGGTAGTCGCGCAGCCGACACGTCAACACCCTCGAAGTGTTTTACCAACTTCGCTACGGGTATATCCTCGGAGAGGATATCGCCATACAGCGCTAATGTCAGGATGACATCACTGCTGAATTGGTCTTCCCCGTAAGGGTCTTTCCTCAAGTCTAACGAATGCAACGACTTGAGCAACACGCCTAGATCTGCGAGTTCCTTGTAACGGAACCGCGGAACAAAGTCCGTGTAGATCCAGGAATCATGTTGGCCGTTGGCACGACTGGGACGAACCTCGTCCCAATCAGAGACTAGCCCACCGTTACCCACCCCATCAGGAATCTTGCGATTCCTTAACGAAGGAGGAATAGTAGCTACAACATTGTTGTATGTCTCTTTCCAACGAGCGTCAAGACCCCAGCTAAGCCTGGAATAGCGCTTAACTGTGTTCGCAGCCCAGTACTTTCTAGGTACTGTATCGATTGGCTTGCGGACATAGAAGGGCGTTACATCAGTGCCCCGGAAGTAGTGTTTTCCACACGACTCCCGGAACGGCCCGCCCGAGAACGTCTTCTTAGGATTCATTTCGAAACCATAGAAGGCTAACACGTCTCTAAGCGGGTCGACGATCCCGGAGGCGACAATTATGTCGTCACCAAAGACCGTGCACCGATGGTCCATACCAGGTCCGAGCAACTCACGTACTGAATCTGTCAACGCATAGAAGATCAGCGTTTCCAGTTCGAACGTGAAGCCGTTGCCCATGCTGGATACCTTATGAAGGGGGATAACCCTCTCATCAGGCAGAACGACGGCTGGAGTCCTCATTTGCTCAATGAGTTCCACCCAGTCCGGCGGGAGTAGTAGCCGTACGACTTCCATGTGAATGGAGTCTGAGGCACTGCTAAGGTCCACAGTAGCAAGTGAACCGTCTGCACTACCAATCCGAGCATACTCAGCATTCTTTTGCTGAGCGTCTCGGAGAAGTAGTCCCCACCGTTGAAGTCGACGACGAATGACTGAGCCTAGACCTTTCTGAAAGAACATATTCAGATCGGGCTCGACGCAGATCACTCTGTCGGTCTTCGCGTTCTTTGGAACAGTGATAAGCCGGGAACCAGCAACTAGAGTGGCCTCAAAGGGCCAACTCCGGTACGCCCTACTTGCGGCGTGTGCTAGGAACTCGGCGTTATACGTCAGCTGGGGTCTTTTAGCCCCAAACTTGTACGCAGCATCACCGCGGGTCCTCGGCAAGGATGTCGAGGCACCTGGTCCGAAAGCGAACTTCGAACTAATCTCGTTTAGATCGAGTTCTCCTAGAATCTTCGCAATTTTTCTACGAGCAGTCATTTCGACGGCTCGCATGGTAGTGCGGTTGTTGCCGCATACCAAGCTCGGATTACTGGAGAAATCTTTCTTTGCGAGCATAAGCTCGACGTTCCAGAACTTCTCTAGGGCTACAGATGACCGATCGATGCCGAGGTCCCAAACTGGGTACTTCGACATCAACTCGACACATAGGTAGTCCCGGGAGAACGTGTCGGCATTCCCATAGTCCGTAGGATCTAGGGTAGCAGACACAATCGGTAGGTACCTCCCCCCAGTTAAATGGGAGTGGAGCTCCTTGCCGACTTCCGTTCCAGCGGACAAGAAAATATCCGCTGCAAAGTTCGGACCGTAACAGGCAGACTGACGGGTAAGGGCCGAAGACGGCCCAGCACTCTTTTGTCGCTTCATGGGTTATAACCTCATTAGAATGCGATGAAAAACCGATACCTGCTAGAACAACCAGGGAAACCAGTTGTATAGCAAGTACATTCCGGCCATACCGAGGACGAATCCAAGGTATAAGGCGATGCGTACCTGGCGAAGTGTGAATAACACTAGTACAGGTTGTTCTGGTTTTCGACCATGTCGATAACCGACGCATCATTCAGAATGCCGACCAGGATCTTTCGCAGATCCTTCCGGTTTTGCAGGAGTGCCTTATCGGACACGATGAATTCCACCGTGGCCCGATTGACATACCCGAGAGAGGGTCGAGAAACACCATTGATGGTTTCATCATAGGTGACCGGAATCGCAAGGGAAACCTTGGTCCGGTAGACCTTCTCACGCTGCCCGGCGAGTGGAGCACGTTGCGTCAGAGACAGGGGCCAGTGGCCCAGGCTCGACGAAGCACTCTTCTCGATCAGGTAAGCGGTGTCCCCATCAACCTTCGAAGGACTGAAGGTGTGATTGACTGGGGTTGCAGCTGCGTCAGGTACAACAATCGTGGTAAGATCCACGCATCTCTCCTTTATGGAGGGTTGAGGTTGACCACTTCAGTAACGGACACGATGCCCACTCTGCCCGAAGGCGGAGGCGAGCAGCGACAAGCCGTTAGCCGCATGTGGAAGTGAACTCCGCGTGTTCAAAACAGGCGGAGGTGGAGCGGGTGATGTATGATAGATCGTACGATCGAATATCATCTTACGTCCCTTGCCGTTCAGGCTAACATTGCCCACCATCCAAGGTGGCTTGTTGAAGCCTGTACCGTCACGGAACTTGATGAATCCGACACGCGATTTCTCGATCACCCTTCTGGACAGGCTTCCACCCTTAAGCGACCAACCTTTGGCCGCATCGAGGAGAGAGAAATACTCCCCGAGGGGTAGAGCCCAGTCCACCACGAAGCTGTAAGGGAGCAGTTCCCACGCCAACTGTGCGGGGTTTGTAAAACCCAATTGCACAAGGAGGTCAGCGGGGACTGCATCGCTTCGGACATAATCTAACCTGACAAAGGCTAGCTCATGTCTATCGATATGCTTTCGCACGTCGATACCGAATCCGGGACTGGGTGTTAAGGACGCAAGCAGATCGCGATAGCGATATGATTGATCCTTAGCAAGACCGGTCACGTAGGCGGTGAGGCGCGAGCCTTCTGTCTCGATCTCATGGTGCTGTTCAACTGCACCGTGTATATCGGACAGGAGAGGCTTCCATCCGTACTGTAACTCAAGCCAGAGGTCCGAAATGACCTCCGGTCGTAGGTTACTAGAGTATTTGGATGGAACTTTGCGGAGACGCTTGATCCCAAGGGATTTAGCTACACCGTCAAAGTCACCCTTACGCAGAGCCCTAAAGGAGTTGGCCACCCTTATAAGGGAGGACTCCACGAGCATGGCAGTTTGCTTCCGCTCAGCGAAAGCTTGTGCCAAGTTCACTTTCTGGTCCTTCAACTTTCGAAGGGCGATCGTGAGTGCTCGGTTTGCCAGTTTAGAATCAAACTGGATGGGCTCTTCGAACTGGCCGCTACAGTTACTGGCCCAGGTACCGTCACAAGTGTAAACACTGTTCGGATACCGGTAGCCCCGGAACGTCACAGTCCCAGAAAGGACTTTGTTCGCTCCGGTTATAACTGTGCGTTGGTACGGAGTAGGCGGGCGAAAACCACCCGTCTTCGGCGTCCTTACGGTTGCCGATCGCTCGTCGATATGCTCCTCAGTATAGCAGGTGGTCCCGGTACCACTAAATCCGGGTCTGCTATAACTGTAATTGGAGCAGACAGAGAGCTTCACTCCGTCCAGTCCGATCGTGGCGTGGCACAGCAAGAAAACCTGCTGCGAGCCACACGCTGCCGCTCCACAGAATGCCTTTTACAGGCATTTGCGAAGGAGGCAACACCTCTGGCTAGATTAGCCAGATGGTCACGTTCATGCTGCGTCATAACTACCCACTCACGCTGACAGATATCAACGATACTATCAATGTGGGAGGGCATGCTCTTTATAAGGAGCAGGTTCTGATCGCAACTGAACGGGCGGAGAGGCATATATGAACTCCTATATCGAAAGATTAAGGAGCACAATATGCGCCCCGCAGTGCAATTTGCAGTCGTTTTAGTAGACCGCTCTGACACTCTATTAAGAGATGTCGTCCTCATTGCTGAGGACAGCAGACCGCCCCTACTGGGGGCGG